CCTCCTGCATTTCCTCCTCCACCACCTCCAGCAATAACTAAATAATCTGCTTGAAGAGGACCTATTCCTGGTGATGTATATGTTCCTGATGCTGTAAATGTTGTTGTAAGATCCGTTGTTGTTGGATCATTTATTGGACCGATAATTCCGCCATTAGACATAGCCTGAACTCCGGTTAATTTATAATTTCGTACGAAATAATTATTTCAAGATCGCCGTTTGCACTTGCTCCACCAACAATTGATTTATCTTCCATTAAATAAAAAGAAGAATTTTTATCAACTAAAGTTAGTGTTGCATCTGCTGGTACAGAAATTGTAGAAGCGAGAGCATAAGATGTTCCGCCACCACCTGCTGCTGTATTAATATCTACTGTTACGTCAGCTGCATTTGTTCCATCTACGTTTGCAACCATGATTGAATTAACTTTGTAAACTTTTCCTGAAGCTGCAGAGTTTGCTAACAATACTGTTGTAAGTGTTGTTGTCAAAGCAGCATACGTTGTTTCGCCTAGAATCGAAGTTACGTTTACTATATTAGGATTTGCCATAATTTATCTCCGTTCGTTATTATTATCCGAAAACTATTGCCATTGCAATAGCTTTTCCTGTTGAAATTCCGGCATTACCAAATGATAAAGTACCTGCACCATTTGTAAGAATTGCCTGTCCTGAAGTACCATCTACTGTAGGTAAAGTGTAAATATTAATAGTATTTATACCAGCATTTACGTCAGTAACATTAGTTCCATCAGAATATAAGAATTTTATACCTTTATCACCTGCTGCCCAAGTAGCTCCTGATCCTGAAGTTGTTTTAAATGTAACTGCATAAGATCCAGTTGTAGCATTTTTTGCAATGTATGTTTTTTCAACTCCATCTGGAATAATAACGTTAACTGAAGATGTAAGAGTACCTGTTAAATTTAAAACAGCATTTTTACCATTAGAAGTAACACCATTAGAAAATGCTAAAGTTGCACCTGTAGTTGCATTTAATGCAACTGATTCATAACCAGCAATTGCTTGTTGTAAAATATTTAAATTTGTATTTGTAATGTCTCCCCATGTACCGGCGTTTTCGCCTGTGACCATGAGTTCTAGTTTGAGGTCTGTAGAATAACTTGATACCATATTTAATTCCTTAATTAATTATTTTTATAAAATCTATGCGGCTGTGTCAATCTCTGTCCAAGTTGCATCAGTTCCGGTATTTACTTCAGTCCAGATTTGATTATTTATACTATTTAATGATATAGTCAATCCATTTCCAGTAACTGGTACAACTGCCGTAGCACCTGCAAATACTGTTCCAACCGCTATATTTAAGCCTAATCCAGTAACACTTACTGGTGTTAAAGCTTCAGCTACAGCTGTTCCTTGAGATATATTTAATTGTTCACCTGTTAATGTAATATTACCAGTTCCAATAACAACTGTTCCAACAGCTAAAGAAACAGTCATTCCAATACCTGTTACAGTAGCATCAGGACTTGGATCTACTTCTCCTTCAGCTATATTTAATCCATTTCCTGTAATTTCTGCTGTGAAACTTACATCTACAGTTTCATCACCTTGTGAAATATTTAATTGTTGACCTGTTAAATCAACTACTCCAGTTCCTGTTACACTTTCTTCACCTAATGAAAGATTTAATTGTAAACCAATTCCATCAACAATAACACTTACATCTACAGTTTCATCACCTAATGCAATATTTAATTGTTGACCTGTTACATCTACAGGAACATCAATTAATGCTGTTACAGAATTTAAAGAAATATTTAATTGTTGACCAGTAACTGAAACTTCAGCTAGTCCAAAAGCTTGAACGTCACCAACAGATAAATTTAATTGGAAACCAGTTAATGCAATTTCATTATCAATTGCAACATTTACTGATGATAAAGATAATGGAAGATTATTTGCTCCACCATAAGATCCATAACCCCAGGTTTGTTTACCCCAAGCTACGTCTAATGGATTATTGACTTCAACAATGGTTCCTTGGTCGCCCCAAGCACCTGTATTCCAACCGAATATTCCCCAACCTGCTGCCATAATAGGTAACTCCTATTACGCGTTGCCGATTCTTAGAATAGCCGCTGATGTTGTGTCTGCTGGAAATTGAATTGTGAATGTTCCAGATGTTGCTGACTTATCTCCACCAAAATCTAATACGCATACTGCTGCGTTTGTGTTTGATGTATTGTAAATCAAAGCTCCTGCTGCAGTTAAAGTAACTCCAGTAAAAGATATATCTGCAAAATCTATAAATGCAACGCCACTAGAAACAAGAGGAGATATGTTTGTAAGAACTCCACCGCCTGTTACGTATTGACCAGTATTAGCAACTTCATTTGTTGAAGTGTAAACTGTTGTTGCTGAACTTAAAGTTGCTGCAGAAGTATAAAGAGCAAGTTTAAAAACATTTCCTGTCGCAGCAGTAAAATTATGTCCGCCTTGAAGTAATTGTTGTTTAAACGTATTTGCAACTGCTTGTGTTATTGGCATATTAACTCCTAATTATATTATCCTTGTTTTTGAATCTGAGGTGAACCTTCTTGGTATTCATCTCGTCTTCTTCTTCCCATTTGTTCAATAGAGAATCCTTGTAACGCTGATTGATACTTTTGTTCATAGAACTGAATCATATCAGCTGGACCCTTTAAAAAACCGTAAGCCTCAACAAGGCATGCATATAACAAGCCAGAGGGAAATTGCTGACTTAAATATGTTGTCGTATTACTAACAGATAATCCTGCTGGCTTCAAGGTATAATTTAATTGCATGGTATATGTCAAGTTAGGAATTGGAGCTAAAACTATATTTTGTTCATCCCAATAGCTAAAATATTTAGGTAATCCTTGGGCATTATTAGCATTATATTCATTAATAAAACCTGTATCTCTATACTCTACCACAGCATTATCTCCGGTATAAACGTTTGACGGAATAATTTGACACTCTCTAATAACTAAAGTTTGATCTGTAAGTAATGGTGTACTTACATAAGGTTGACCTGCAATAACTGTTGCTGTTGCATATTTTCTATTATTATCAGAATCTACATCTCTTTGAATTCTCCATTCAGCATCTAATATAAATCCATTTACAATAGTTGATGTAAATACATTTGAATCAACTTCTGTGTAATCTCTAATTTTTTGTACTAGTTCTGCGTATGTCATATTAAGCCTGTAAAGTTACTGGTCCTGCAGAACATTGTGCTCCACCACCAGAAACATTTCCTGTTGTTGCTGTATCTGTACTCTGGAAATAAAAATAATTCAATGGATCACTAACGATTCCTGATGAATTTATTTTTCCAACTGTAATAGTAAAACCTTGTGATCTTGAAATATCTGTAACACCATCAAAAGAAGGTACTAATTCAAATGAAGTCTCGCGCGTAGGTGTGCCCGGGATCAATACTTCTGGTGGTCCTCTAAACCTAACTACATTACCAGTAGATCTTCCATGATCTTCTGAATAAACATTGATGTAAGTATTTCCTGCATACTTAATAGTTGTAAAAGGATTAGGAGTTAATTCTATAATTACAGGTGGTTCTATTCTATCAGGATGAGCATATTGTAATCCTTCAGGATCAGCATTATGTGGTTTTGGTTCTAATTGAGGATGCTTTGGTTCATATTCAGTTATGTGAACCCATGATCCATTCCATTCTTGTACCATTTCAACATATGGAAATCTTTGACCTGAACGGTCAGAGATCATGTAAGCATATTTTCCTCTAGATAAATTTCCCATTATGCGCTCGGATAGTAAGTTTTAGGTGTTATGAATGAACTAGAAGAAGAACCATCTTGTTCTAATGCTCTTTTTAATTCATCCTCATAATATAATTTCATCTCTTGTGATCTTTGCGGTGCAAATTTAATTGCTAAATAATAAGAAAGTCCTGCGCACATACACGGAACAAATCTATATGGAACGTTTGTAATATTTGTATAAGCTCCAACATCTTGAATTCTTTTTGCATAGTAGTAATGCATTACGTTATTCACCTGGTCTGCACCTGGTGTTAAATATAAAGTGATTGTAATTTTATCTATAAATCTTTGTACCCAATATTGAGTTGGCTGACCTTGTGAAAATTTAGATGATAGTGAATTGTAAACTGATCTATCTATTTTTGTAAGTGGAAAATCTGCAACTGGAACTTGTTGTGTATTTCTATATGATGCTTCGTAAATATCATCTGGACCATAAGTAATAGAATCATAATCATAAACAGCAGTATTATCTGCATGAATTGCAGCTGTTGTACCATTAGCACCACGCGTGCAACCTGTTATAGAATTAGCACTTGTATTTGTTCCAGTATAAGTAATTTGTTCAGAGCCAATTAATAAAGTTCCTGATGTTGGAAACTGCCAAACTGAATCTAATATTAAAGTTGTATCTGCTGCAGTAATTGCACCATTTAAATAACTGAAAGTACCATCGGATGTTCCATCAGTTGAAGATCTATAAATTGTATAAACAGTTTGACCTTCTACCATTGAGATAGAATTTTGTGCAACTTCCCAGTAATGAAGTCCCCTGTTGCCCCATTCTTGAAATAGAATGTTAAGCGAGCGACGAGCTGCCTTCATTTGGTTACCTGTATTATTTACAAGACCAATTCTTTCGTAAGACTCTTCTATGATCTCATCAATAGTAAAAGTTTTTTCAAAAACTGTAGTGCCTGAAGAGGTAGCCATACTAGCCTCCTA